CAGTTAGCGGACGTACTGAAAAATCCGCACAGGAGTAAAAAATGACCAGGCCAGAAACAAAACACAGATTAGGTATTCACGAATGGGAAACATCATCCAACTTTTTAGGCGGTGCGAAATGAGCACCACCTGGAATGACCGGGTCGGTGAGCGCAGACGCGCCCTCGGCCTGACAAAAACCGAACTTGCCAAACGCTGCGGAGTCTCGCAGCCGACCGCGAACCAGTGGGAGTCGGGCGAGATTGAGGAGACCAGCGCGTCGAACTTCGACCGACTCGCCCAGGTACTTGAGGTCAGCGTCGAGTGGCTGCGCTTTGGATCGCAGCGGTCCAGTGCGGACACGCTGGCCGGCCTCACGCAAGTGCAGAAAGACCAGGTGCTCGCCATGATCGACGAGATGCGGGTCGCGAATGAGGCCGCAATCGCGGTAGCCAAAGAATTGCAGATCGCCGCAAACGGTTAGTCGGAACTTCAAACCGGCCTTTCGAGGCCGGTTTTCTTTGCCTTGAAGCCAAGGCTTGCCTACGGAACGTAGGCGGAGTATAGTGGCCTGACTTTGACAAGGAGAATCAAATGGCAATCGATTTTATCAACGCAGCCGACGCTGTAAAAAAGCAAGGGCTCAAGCTGCTGGTCTACGGACCAGCCGGCGCCGGCAAGACCGTGCTGTGCGCAACCGCAAAAGAGCCGACCCTGATTATCTCAGCCGAGGGTGGACTCCTCTCGATCAAGGAGGCACCAACAAACATCAAGATTGCGGAAGTCCACTCTCGCGCTGAGTTCGAGGAAGTCCTCACCTACCTGAAGGCAAACACTCCACCGGCCTGGGTTGCGATTGACTCAGTCAGCGAGGTCGCGGAGATTGTTCTCGCCGAGGAACTCGAGAAAACCAAAATGCCGATGAAGGCATACGGGGAACTGGGCCAGGTGATGACCGCACTGGTCAAGGAGTTCCGTGATCTGCCCTGCAACGTCGTGATGACCTGTAAACAAGCCAAGGCCAAAGATGATTCGCAGGGAATGATGATGTTTGAGGTCGGGATGCCAGGTCAGAAACTTGCCGCAGCCCTACCCCACTACTTCGACATCGTCGGTGCGATGCGCGTTTTTAAGCAAGACGACAAGCTCACGCATTGGTTGCAATGCCACCGTGACGAACAGTACGACGCCAAGGATCGCTCGGGCAAGCTCGACGTGTTTGAAAAACCAAACCTCGCTGCGCTCAAGAAAAAGATCGAAGGCGCAACATCAACCAAGAAAGCTGCATAGGAGTATTTAGAAATGGAACTAAACCTTAACGTCGCCGACTACGCCGACACCAACGACTCATACGAGCCGCTGCCGGCTGGCTGGTATGCCGCAACCGTTGAGGAGGAGTCGGATCAGATTTCTCAAGCTGGCAATGAAATGCTGAAACTGAACTTCTCCCTGGACACGGGTCGCCGCGTCGCAAGCTGGTACAACACCGGTCATCCAAAGAAGACTGTGAAAGAGATTGCGTTTAAGGAACTGACAAGGCTGGCAGACGCTTGTGGCCTCGCTGCGCTCGGCAAGTCTGCCGAGCTGGTCGGTCGCAAGTGCGAGATCAAGCTCGAGCCCGATGGCACCTGGAACAAGGTCAAAGGCTACCGGGCATTGCCTCGATCCGCGCCGCCATCAAGTAACGGAAGTGCGCCACAGAAGGAAGACCCGTGGGAACGATGATCGACCAGGTGCTGATTCTGATGGTCTATTTCGTCATCCCCTGGGGCGCACTGCTGTGCCTCGGGGGGTTGATCGCGGATCGCTGGGATGACTGACCGCAAACGGGAACTGGGTGCCGAGGCCGACCTTCTGTTCAAGGATATACGCGACGAGCTCTCGTCACTTCTCGATAACACGATTGAGAACAGCGAGAAAGTTCCTACGCCTACCCTTTGGTTGGACTTTGGCGCCGGCATGTTCGCATCAATCGAGACCTTGCTGATCTTCGCCGAGCACATGGAGCGCCTGGGCGCTACTGGCGACGCCCTCGAAATGGATGATGTTCATGCGTCGATTTTCAAACATTAGGAGAAAGATCGTGACCAAATTATTTACATGGGAAGGCATCTTGCTGGCGTATTTGGCATTGATGTGCTTGTTCCTCATATCCGGTTGCACGACGACGGTGGCAACGACCGTGGCCGACACAACCTATTCCAGTTCCTTCTCGTTGCAGAAATACGAGAGGCAAAAACATGAATAGCGATTTGAAACTTTTTGGCAGCGTAGCCGCTGCGTTGATCCTGGTCTTTTTAGTCCTAGCACTGGCCGCATGTGTGGAAGTCGGTGGGTCGTCAAGCGACATCGATATCGACAACACCAATACGAGCAGCGCAGAGCAACCCGCTGCCGATTCGAGCGAATAAGAAAAGCCCCGCTGCCCTAACACATCATCCTTACGGTGAATGGTAGGCCTGGTCACCTGGTGGGCAGCGGGGTTATCCGATTATGAAAAAAGGAACACGGACACGAAATCTTTGGTGGGAGTTTCATTATTACAACCCTGGCGTATACGCCCTGTTCAAACGCTTCGCGTTAGAGATGATCGGTAACGGTGTTCGCAAGAGCAGTCCCTGGCTGATAGTCAATCGCATCCGCTGGGAGGTCGCGCTCAAGACAGTCGGCAGCGAATACAAACTGCCCAACGAATTCATCGCCTATTACTCCAGGTTGTTCATGCGGGATCACCCCGAGCACGGCAAGTTTTTTAACACCAAAACCATAAAAGGTGAAGACGACACCTGGTGGCAACGGAGAAAAAATGGAACTCAATCTACCAGCCCCGGATAAAACACTCGAGGCAGTTGACCAGGCGATCATCGCCGCTAACCCCCCGAGTGTTCGCAGCTATCTTCAGTGCTCGTCGCTCGGCAAGGACTGCGAGCGCGACCTTTGGTACAACTGGCGATGGGTAGTACCGGTCACCTTCGACGCGCCGACCCTGCGGCGCTTTGGTGACGGATTCGCCGGCGAAGACCTGATGGCAACTCGTCTTCGAGCAGTGCCTGGGATCAAGTTACAAACAGGCTACCAGGATGGCACGCAGTACGAGGTTCACGACATGGGTGGTCACCTACTCGGCCACCTGGACGGTGTCATCGAGGGTGTCGCCGCAGCTCCCAAGACCATGCACGTTTGGGAACACAAGCAAGTACAGCAAAAGACTTTTAACAAGCTGGAGAAGTTAAAGCGTGAACACGGTGAAAAGGAAGCCCTGGAGCTGTGGAACTCAACCTACTTTGGGCAAGCACAGCTCTACATGGGTCTCACCAAACTCAAACGCCACTACCTCACGGTTACAACGCCTGGGGGTCGGGACATCACCAGCTGCCGCACCAACTACGACGCCGGCGCCTTCCAGGCGTACCTGGAGAAAGCTCGTAGAATCTTCGAGTCCACCGAGGCGCCACCACGAATATCCAACAAGTCCGACTACTTCCAATGTCGCTGGTGTGCCTTCAAGGAACCATGCCACGGCACCAAGGTCGCCCAGGTCAACTGTCGCACCTGTGCTCACAGCTCCCCTGTTGAGGCTGAGAGCGCGGGAGACCCAGGCAAGCCCACCCGCAGGGGTGTCTGGAAGTGTGAGCGTCACGACAAGCTGATTGGCTTCAAGAAGCAAAAGGAAGGGTGCCAGGATCACCTCTTTCTTCCGAGCCTGATCCCTTGGGCCGAGCCGGCAAAGTTCGACAAAGAAGGTAATCGGATCGTCTACGTCACGAAGAATTCTCAGAAGGCATTTATCAATGCCGACCGGAACGATTGGGCCGGCGATCCGCCGGCATTTAAGTCTAAGGATTTATCGCAACTGACCGAAGAGCTCTTAACGTCAGAGACTCAGATGCTCTACGAAATAGCAAGATTCGAGGGTGCGTCGATTGAGACAGTGACGCCTAGCGACGGCACACCATTCGATGACCCACTGCCGCCGCTATGAGCGACCTACGGGGTAAGGACTACCTCACCGAAAAGGAGGCAGCACACTATTGCGGAGTCTGCCTCAGACAGTTCCAGAGCAAACGGAAAGAGCGAGGCATCATGGCGATACGGCATATGGGCAAAAAGCTCTTCCGAAAGACCGATCTAGCCGCCTCTGTCGAGCGGCTCGCACCCTAAATTATTTTGAAAATAACCCCTCAAACGGGTTGTGTTCTATATACACCCTGGTGTATATTAACCACTCAAGCGGGGGGGATCGATGGACAAGAAACCCTGACAACCGAGTGGGGAACCAGACCTCGCCAGGCTCTCGACGACGAGACTGCAAACAGTTACCCAACCCAGCGGCGTCTGGGTTGGGTGTTGATAGCGACAAGCCAACACGGTTTGTCAGTGTCAACACTTCAACAAGGAGAGTAGAGATGACAGCATTTAAGAAAGGCGACTTAGTAACCAAAATCAGCGATTGGGATGGAATGGGAACAGTCGTGATTGAGAATTGCACCGTTTACTCATGCGGTAAAAAGCAGATGATCATAACGGGATGGGACGGCATCGAGCACAGAGAATTATACCGACCGGTCCGAGGGAGACAGTCTGAACAGCGTGGATGGGACGGCGAGTTTTTCGATCTTCGCCTCAGTGATGACGATGCCCAGACGGTGGCCTTGGAGTTTGCACTGGGGCTAATCGAGCACAGGGAATCGCAGCCAAGGTCCAGGCCACAGCACGCTCCTCGAGCGATTACGAGGGAACAGGCAAAGGCCGAGACCGAGGCCAAATTCGCTTCTCAGGGATATTGAATCAATCAACCGCCGCCCCTTCGGGGGCGGCTTACAGGAGAGTAGAGATGAAACACAGCAGACAAACGACCTTCACCGTAAAAGGTGAAAAGGTATGCGTTAAAGCACGGCGCATTGCTAATAATCACAACTTCCGATATTCGGTGAATGTCAATGGGATGGTTTACAAGATTGCCATACCCATTGTTGAGATCGCTACAGGACTTAACGGTGAGTACAACACTCTTGGCATGGCGATGGAAAAGGGATTCGCCAAGTGGCTCAACGAAATACACTAGTCGAAACCGGCGTGAGCCGGTCTGTGTCAGATAGGCACACTGATGAGACTTCAAGGAGAACTGAAATGACTTTCGCAATAATTTCCCCACCAAAGACAGCGCAACTCTGCACTGATTTTGGGCGCGACCTTGCAGAAAAATGGTTCCCCGGTATGGTTGAAATGCTCCCCCGCTACCAGAGGGGCAAGAACAAAGGCAAGTTACGAGGATGCATTACCTGGCGCAAGGTTGAGAAGGGCGGCTGGCATGGTCGTCCGGTCAAGGGTGGAACCTGTATTGATAAGGAGTTACACGCTAGAGAACCAATCGAACATGACTCATATACCGTTGCAGTTTATGAGTGCCCAGAGGGTGAGCGGTTTCCGGTTCCTACCCGTACTTATATGCACAAATATTATGTGGACGGAACTTTCAATTAGTCGAAACCGCCGCGAGGCGGTCTGGCGCAAACAGCGTCACTGATGAGACTTAGACAAGGAGAGCTGAAATGAAAGATCAAATTGAAAAGATGGTATCCGCAATCAACGAGCATGCCGGTTATGAATACGCAAGTGCCGATGACATCACCACGACTAGGGACAGCGTGGAAGATTTCAAAAAGAACCAGGAATTTTTTGAAGTTCGCAAGACCTCCCTCGGTGACCTTCATGTGTTTGTTACGAAAGCATCCGGCGAAGTGGTGGTGATGGACTGTGGCGAACATC